CTACAGTCCCAGTAAAGCTCTCCATGTATTCTGACCGACAATACCATCAACTAGAAGATTGTGATCACGCTGGAATCCTTTGATTGCTTCCTGTGTAAGCTTGCCATTGATTCCATCTACTTTTCCACGGTAATAACCAAGAGCCTTTAAATACTCCTGTACAAGAGCTGTGATCTTACCCTTTGAAGATCTACCAAGTTCCGGGCAACCCGCAAGAGTGTTCTTACCTGGGAGTCCATCAACACGCTGATTCGAAAAACCCTGAGCATTGCACTCAGCCTGCAGTCTGCGGATCCAGTTCTCCTTATCAAATACATTTGTTACCGGCTGTGATGCTGGCACTGCTGCCGGCGCACTTCCGCTTGAAGTTGTGCCAGTTACGGTCTTTCCGGCAATAGCAGATGCAATCGCATCACCACATTTATCAGCATTCCAGTGTGATGCATCGTTCTGACTGTCCACAAAACAGCATTCTACCAAAATTGCGCGTCCAGATGTCTTTCTGAGCACATACAGAGACTTAGAGTATTTGACGCCACGGTTTGGAATCCCAAGTGCTGCGGATACGTTCTGACAGATAGCTACTGCAATGTCTTTCGTCTTTTCATCATAGCACCATACTTCAACTCCTGTTCCTCTACCAGCATTTAGGTGATTGGAAATGTTGAGATCTACCGGGTGGGCATTGCACTTGGCTACAATATTTGCCAGATTCTGTCCCTGTGTCCGACCGGAATCATCGGTACAATCATATACCGTATGTCCTGCCGCCCTAAGTGCGGAAATGACACGAGCTGTCACTTTTCGGTCTTCTGCTGTTTCGTCCAGAAGCCCCTTGGCTCCAGGGACAATAAAGTTATGTCCGCCATGAACATTATATACTCCCATGCTACTGCACCTCCTGCTCTGCTGCCTTGATTTCTTCCTCTGTAGGCTCTACACCTTCATCAAGTTCCATTCCTACTACTTCTTTTTCGTCCATGTTCTACTCCTTTCCTGTGCGACGTCACGCACTATATAATATGCAAGAGGACGATTACTCGCCCTCAACCTCTGGTAATCCAGCTACACTTGTCAGCAAGGATAAGATTCCGGCCAGTACTGATGCTGAGACTACAAGCTTTGCATCGACCTGACCGAGTGCTGTTGCTGTTCCAATGGTTGCTACTGCAGTCTGTGCTACCGTTTTCACTGCTCTGACCGCTGCTTTCTTAGCCCATTTCTTTGTATCTACAGATACTTTAAATACACAATTTTTAAACATCATTAATCCTCTCCTTCATGGGGTAGCTCTGTAGGCAATTCCATAAGCGCATGATACATTTGCGTGCCTACACCATTCCCCTTTAATGTATGATATTGTTTATATTCGTCTTCCAGTGACTGTTTTACATACAACGGACAATATCCATAATCGTCGTGGTACTTGTTGTACAGTCGTATCAAATCCGCTCTGAGTAGTGCACGTATTCCTTTTCGCATAGCAATCACTTGATAATATATGTATGCAATGGCTGATACTACAAACGACAGGATCGCCCAATTTTCTGACAAAAACTTAATCATGTGTGTCCTCTCTTTGTTTCATGGTATAAAAATAAGACCTCTAGGGTCTTGCTCTAATCTCCATACAATCATCCTTATTTTTCCAGCTCTGCCTTGATTGCTTCGAGGTCATCAACCGTCAGTGCCGGATAATCTGCTGCGATGTCCTCAATGTTTTCTCCATTTTCAATGCGGATTCTAAATGCTCTTACCATGATTTTCATTTTCAGTGTGTTTAAAGTTTTCATTATTCTTGTCCTCCTATTAGATCTGCCATCATTAATACGATGTCGTCCGTAGTCATCTCAAGCGCATCGATTCGCTCTAGCTGTGACTTTCCGACTTTTTGTAATACGACTCCTAGAATTCCTGCTGTGTATTTCATGATTCCCTCAAGTTCCGTGTAATTCTCATAAGTGCCGATCGTAGATTCTCTTTCTTTTATAATCATTTTCTTAGTCTTAAAACCGTCCTGGAAGATCGTCTTTAGATTCTCTTCTGTGTCTGATATTGTCTTAATCATCAGACTCCCATCCGGCCGGATTTCTGCTGACTGAATCGTCAGCTCTGTGGCATCATTAAAAATTAATTTCATCATTCCTCCTTTCTGTGCGACGTCGCACAATATAAAAAGAGCTTTTCAGCTCTGTTTAACAGGTTTCTATATAATAAGCGCATGACATATGAGTGTGAATTGTATTTATCGTAAGGAAGGCTCTCCTTTCTTTTTATTATTTTATTGTCATGCGCTTATTTTCCTTAACTAAATAGCAAAACAATTAAAGCATTTGGAGCGTCAGAAAGCGATTATATAAGCTTTACAGCGCCATTTGACTGTTATGCAATTATAGGATTTTCATGTCTTGGCTGGGGCTATGATGGTGGGTTTTTAGAGTTCCAGATTAAATCATCTGAATCATTGCCAGAGATATTTGCTCACACAGGTGGTTGCTCTGGAAATAATAGCGTTTATATTCCTTTACTTGCAAAAAGCTGTTTTTCTGGATTAAAAAAAGGGAAAACATATAGTTTTTCCCGTAAGAATCTTTACGGTTCATTTGGAGCTAGTTGGAATATAAAATGGTCAGCTATATGCATACCGGCGTGATTATTTACAAATACTTACTGACACCCCTAACATATGCTCTGATACGTATCCACTTCCATACGCCCATATTACAAGATATCCATCGGAATCGACTTTCCTTGCCGATATCATAGTAGTTTGTTGCTTTGGTTGCCAAATAAATATCACACATGATTAGTGGCTATTTCCATGTGCCTGTAGTATGTACGCGCACTGTAACCAAAAGCTGTCCGCCAGGTGAATCCGGGCGAATTGCATATACTCTTGGTGATTGTTTAAGTGTTCCATTGTCAATCCCCATAGTCCATGCCTGACCATCTGCTTCTATCCGTACATCAGCATCAAAAACCGTAACGAACGGTTCGATGTAATCTACCGCCGGAGTACTTGCATAATAGCAACTTCCCCATGCGGAAAAAGTTTTTGTTAAAACCTTGGCTTTAATAAACTGCTCCATAAACCCATTTGCATGCTTAATGCACGTTCCGCTATCAGTAGTTATTATTTTGCTATTTAATTCAGCAACATTAGGCAGAACTGACAGCATTTTTTTAACTTCTGTCACATTAATTCCGTCATAATGCAACTCAAATACCGGGCAGTCATCTACAAGGTCACCCTTCTGCAGGTTCCCGACAGTATATGCCGGAGCTACTGGGTTAGATGCTACGGGTGTTCCCATGATTACAACCCATTCATTTTTTTCTATGTTCGTCTCGGCATTCCTCGTATATCGGTTAACCACAAGATCGATACGTTTCATGCCCTGACTTCCATTCGTCAACTCCACTTCATCATAAGTTCCAATCTTCACACTGGATACGTTTCCGTGATGACTCATCATTCCGCTTCGAATCTTAAGCAGATTGTTGGCAGCCAGCTCCGGTTCTAAATTCTCTCCAGAAGTCACAATATAGCTTTTCTGTCCAATAGTTCCCTCCAAAATCTGGCGAAACTGTTGACTCGTCACATGAGGCTTTTCGCCTAATCCACTAACTATTTCCATCGTCATTTTCTCCTTCCAATTCATATTCTTTCGATATCACGCCTGCAGTTATGCTGCATGTAATATTCTCAACAGGTTTTGCTCCGTACATACCAGTCAGATAATCACGTCCGCCAATAATATCTCCGATACCTACATCAATGCCAAGCTTCTCCACATCCATGCCGAATTTTTTCTTGCTCATCAGCTCTGTCAGCTTATCAATTGACTGGTCTTCCAGTTGATCTGTCTCTGTCGATGTATTCTCATAGACCTGAGTGATTTCATCAAGTCCTGTATAATACGGAGTTTTCTTAATGGATCCATCCGGCCAGGCATACAGGTGAAATACATTTCTATCCTGCAGTTCACCCTTGCCGGTGACGATCAAGTGATTGATTCCGTCCCGGATATCTTCCATTGTATAATTCAGTCCACAGTCTTTGGATAACTCAATCTGATTAGAATAATCTACAATTGGAACCGCTCTGATCAGAATATATCCGGGAACACCCTGTTCTCTCTTATGACGGATATCTAACCGATACCCGACGGATTTCAGCATCTTCGTGATACCTTCCAATAGCGTACAATATCGATCAAACTGATAATTGCTCACAGAGACTCCGGTATTCTCACCGGATACTACATACAGACCTCCAAATTCAGGCTCTATCAGCGATTTAAGCACTGTGTTAAGCTCTCCCGACACAACCTTATAATCACTTCCTGACGGTGGCTCAATGGCTTTGTATGCTAATCGCCCTCGCCATGTATAGCCTTTCAGTTCTACATAATCTAACGTAGTACTGGTAAGAATCTCTCCAACAACCCCTCCGAATTCTGTGTCCGGAATATATACTAGATTCCCGTAGGTCATTTCTTCTGTCCAATAGCACCGGGCAATCTTTACAGAGAACTTCATTTCCCCGTTCACGTCGAAGGTACAATTGGCTTTTCTCAGTGGATTGCTTCCAATCTCTCGTTGTTTTGTAGCAAGTATTACCATGCTGCCTCCTTCCTTTTCAGGAATATGTATAGATCTATTCCGAAGTCTCCGCTCCAATTCACAGACACAAGTCCCGATGGTATCTTTTCGAATATGGAATAATCATATCCGCGAACGTCAAAAAGATTGGCTATCGTACCATTAGACAGGTATTTCACAACTGTTTCCTCCAAGGTATTCAGTGCCAGGTACTCATTGCTTTCCAGTGTTGTTAGGATTTCATATGGGTATCCATTAATCAGCACCTTTGGATTCACGCATGGACCATAAATTATCATCTCGAAATCAGATGGAATAATATGGTCAATCTCAAATGAACTGGATCCGCGCTTCTCGTCAGCAAAGTTGAACGGGAAATTAAACGGAAAGTTAAGTCCACTTTCCAGAGCCGGTTGCTCCTGCGGATAGAATCTCTTTTCAAGGACTGTAATCCATGACAGCTCCGGAGCTAAAAATGTAAGTACGACTTCCGTGTACACGTAACCCTTCCAACCGGATTTTTTAGTCTTGTATATCTGACACGGCAAAAATGTATCGTTCACATAGAGCCGGCCATAATTCCCCGTCTCCGAATCTACAGAAATAATTCTGTACAGAGTCTCCATATTCTGCGTGAATTCTTCTCTTTTTCCAAAAACATCAATTGTAATTTCTTTCTCGTATCCGCTGTCGGTCTCTTCCCAGGTGGAATCGAACCAATCAGCCTCAACTGTACGAAAAGGCGCCCTGGTCAACCAGAGCACCTCTCCTTTACTATTTTTATAATACGCTTTTACCATACAGGTACCGCTCCTTCCGGTAATGGTGTGTCTATCCGTTTCGTATCAAGGAATATCGGACGTTTCGCAAGCTTATCCGCTGCTTTCATTTGGATTTTTTCCAGTCTGTCATAATCAATATCATTATTATCGAATCCCGGCATATTCTTCACGCCTCCTACAGTTTTATCAGAAGTTCTTGCAGACAGTGCAATGTCTACGGATTTTTGTAATCCAGCTACAGCTCTCTCAACTCCGGTACTCATGGACTTGACTGGAATATTCCGCTCAAATCCGATTCCCATTCCAAGAGCCATCATCTTTCCAACCTGATCACGGAATACACGTGACGGGGAATGGATACCAAGGAAATTCTTGGCCGCATTCAGTGCACTTTCCGCTGCACCTTTGGCAGCTTCTACAATTGCTCCTGCGGCACCCTTTAGGCCGTTTGCGATTCCACTGATAATGTTCTTTCCAACACCGCCCCAGTCAACACTTGTAAATGCGTTCTTTACTTGGCTGATAATCGATGGAATCTTACTAATAAGCTGTGGCACTGCCTGGATAAGTCCGGTTCCCAGAATCGTTATAATCTTAATTCCAGCAAGCAAAATCTTCGGCAGATTGGAAATAATTGCCGTTGCTAACTGCCCGATAATCGTCGGTGCCTTATTAATTAGCTGTGGAAGTGCATTCACAACTCCCTGAGCCAGTCCCACCAATAGGTTAATGCCTGCGTCTACCAATTGCCCAACGTTAGACAGTAAGGAACTGACCAACGTCACAATCATCATGAGCGCTGTTGGAATCAATGTAGGTAACTGCTGCGCGATGCCTGTGATCAGAGTAGATACAATTGCAATACCACCTTGAATAATTGCCGGTAGATTTGCTGTAATCGCAAGCATGAGGTTATTCAGCATCGTAGCGCCTTGCGCAATCAAATTCGGTAATGCTGTTACAATTCCATTGCAGAAATTGGTGATAACCTCCGGTCCCTTAGTCTGCATCATAAGCAGTATCTGGTCTATCTGTGTACCGAACTGGCTGTATAATAAGCCAAGCCCCACGGATACAACTCCGAGTACAGCCCCAAATCCCATAAGATTTGCAAATGCGGGCATGAATCCGGCTACTTTTCCAAGGACTCCCTGGAATGCCGTTCCTATCTGTCCTCCCCAGGCTCCGATGTACCCACCAAAATCTTGAAATGCGGATGTAATTTTAGGAAATTTTCCGGCTACTGCAGGACCAATCTTCCCAACGTATCCGGAAATCTTAGTTGGAAAAAAGGAGAATGTCTTTCCGATAACACTGTTAAGCTTCGGCGTTAATACTTGAAATGGTCCAACAATTGAACTGCCTAAATTCTTTAGACTTCCAGCAAATCCAGTAATTGCTCCCTTGGCATTTTTTAATCCGCCTGGAAACTTACCGATTGCAGTAATCGCTCCTCCTGTGACATCTCCAAGTCCACCAAGAATATCGGAAAATGTTCCGGCACTCTTGCCAATCAACGAAAATGCAGGAACAGCTCCAATCAGAACTGCGGACATCTTACCAAGGTTTGCAAGTTGTCCGGTATCCATACTGCCGAGCTTATCAGTAATGTTTCCAACTGCATCAGCAAAACCTTTCGCCGCTGGAACGGAATCGCCAATTTTATCAGCAATTGCCCCAACAACTTCAAGTCCGGTTTTTCCCAATCTTGGGACTATCTCACCAAGATTCTTGAGAATATTCTGAGTTGCTGTTCCAAATGTTTCTACAAGCTCTTGACTTGTTATTACTCCGCCTTGGAAATTCTCCCATGCTGCCTTAGCAGAATTAACAGATCCTTCAATGGTTTCTCCGGCCTCTTCCGCTGAAGTGCCTGTAATTCCAAGATTCTGCTGAATTACATGAATTGCCTGGATCATCTGGTCAAATGTGACATTGTCCAGATCACTTATCTTTTCATTTAGGATTCCAGAATCATTAATCAATCGAATCATTTCCGATTGAGTACCGCCATAACCTAGCTTTAGGTTGTCGAGCATCGTATAATTCTGCTTAGCAAAGCCTTGATAGGCGTTCTGGATATCTTGCATGTTGGTACCCATCTTATTGGCATTATCCGCCATATCGATGAGCGCCATATCTGCAATCTCTGCTGCTTTAGCCGTATCCCCACCAAGTCCCTGCAACAAGGATGCAGAAAAGCTCGTGACTGTAGACATATAATCATTTGCAGATATCTGCGCTGTTTTATATGCACGGTTAGCATTCTTGATTACGGTGTCCGCACTATCCTTGAACAGTGTTTCGACACCGCCTACCTGTTGCTCCATATTCGCAACAACCCCAAGTGACGACTTAATAATTACACCGGCAGCGGTTCCTACAGCTGCCACAGCTCCAGTCATTGCCTTAGACACTATGGATAGTCCGCTTTTTCCGAGACTGCTTAGTTTACTAACGCCCTCATTAAAACCTTTTTCATTTATCTTGGTATCAAAATTCAAATATCCGTCTGCCAT